GCCGAGAGAGTTAGCGTGGCCTTGCGACAAGGAAAAGAGAGGGAAACCTTGCCAGTAAATAAATTACCAGCCGAAACTAACGAGTTGTTTGATGCAGTCCTACTCGGTGACTTTGCCAACGGCAGTCAAGAGTGGCACGATCTACGCAACGAACCAGGTGCAGTCGGTGGCTCAGACATCGCAGCTATTACCGGACTAAGTGCTTGGGAATCAGCAATCACCAAGTGGGCTAAAAAGACAGGACAGATTCCTGACGAGGTAACACCCAACATGAGTATGAAGCTCGGTACAAAACTTGAAGCACCGATACTCGACTTGTTCGCTGACGAACACCCTGAACTAGAAATCTACGAAACAGGAACATGGGCAAACAAAGAAAACACTTGGGCTAGGTCTAACCCTGATGGACTTTACAAAACTGCTGATGGTGAGTGGGGGATTGTCGAGGTCAAGTTCAGTAGAGATTACTGGACTGGTGTGCCACAGGCTTACCGAGCGCAGGTGCTTTGGTACATGAGAGTATTCGGTATCAAGCAAGCTAAGTTAGTTGCACTCGCAGGATCTAGCTACATGGAGTTTGACATTGAGTGGGATGAGTTTGAGGCTGAAACACTTTGGGATGCTGCTGTTAGATTCCGTCAGGCTTGCCTAGACATGAAAATGCCCTACTGGGATGGCAGCAACTCGACACTTGAAACAGTCAGAGCCTTATCCCCTGGTATTTCAGACAGCGAGGTTGACCTTGATGACTTGGGTATGCACTACATAAACTCGGTTACAGACTTTGAGAAGGCTAACGCCAAAATGACAGAGCTAAAGGCTAGAGTTATACAAGCAATGGATGGGGCAAAGCGAGGTCTAATCTACGGCGAGCATCTGCTCAGTCTTAGATCAAGAGCTGGTGGCGCACCTTACCTACATCACGAGAAAGGGAAGTAAATGCCACAGTTCAACCTCAATGATTACGAGCCGGTAGAGCAACGCATCAAGCGTTTCTACAAGGATTACAAAGACGGCAGGATAATCACCGACAACATCACCACAGCACAAGACCGACAGGCTGGCACTTGGGTCACTAAGAGCTACATCTACCTAACCGCTGAGGATCAAGAAAAGAACTTACCAAAGGCAACAGGTCTAGCGTTCGAGGTGGATTCTAACAAAGGGCCACAAGCGACATCCGCACTAGAGGTTTGTGAAACCAGCAGCATTGGTAGAGCATTAGCCAACGCAAACTATTCAGGCAACAAAAGAGCCAGCCGAGAGGAAATGGAAAAGGTTGCCAGAGATGCAAGACCAAAGGCAACAGCTAAAGATTGGCTGGCAATGTCTGAGGCGTTAGGGAGTGACATCGAGGGTTTACGATTGTTGTATAGCGAAGCCAAAACAGGTGGAGCATCAACCGCAACTCTCGACAAGATCAAGGCAATAGCTAATGGACTCACAAGCAAAGAGGATTCTGATAGCCTCAATTCTTGAAACTCAAGAGTGCCTACAAGAACAATTCATGCTTGGTAATTTCGACCTAGTAAGTACTATCTGGCAAGTACAAAGAGAGAGGGCAACAAGACTAAAAAATGGAAATTATTACACCAGGCCACATAGTCGAGGAACTACAAAGGCTGACGAGAGAGATGGACAAGGGAGCTAACGCTCTCTACGATGCTGAGTGCAAGCTGGCAGACGCAGACTCGGCTTATGACAGGGCTATCTCACTAGCCTTTATCAACAACTCAGGGACTGTGGCAGACCGACAGGCTGTGGCTAAGTTGCAAGCAGTAGAGGAAAAGCTCAAAGCTGACCTAGCTAGGGCTGAATATAACCGCATCAAGACCAAGATGAAAACCCTGTCAGACCAAGCAACCATGATGGCTGTAATGAGCAAGAATGTCGAACTTCAATGGAGACACGCCTAGCTGGTAGCCTTATCGGGTGATAGCGGAAACCTGCTCATGTGGGGCAAAATTCAAGACTGACGAACCTAAGCCAGCCACGCTTGTTCGTGAGTGGCGGCGTAATCACACCTGTCAAACCGACAACACCGACAACTCCGACATCGTTGAAGCAGTCAATGGTGGCGTGTCTGAAACCACAATCGCTTTGGGCTTCCAACCTGGAGAGATGCCAGCCAAGATTTACGATCCGTTCGATGACTAAAAAACAATTTCAGAAATACTTAGAGCGTGACTTGGGCTGTTGGCATTGTGGCTCAACAGGCGATGACCTTATACCCCACCATCGGCAGAATCGGGGCATGGGTGGTAGCTCAGCTAGAGATGTCCCAAGCAACATTGTTCCCTTATGTGCCGATGCTAACTCAAGGCTAGAGTCCAACGCCGAGTTTGCCGAGCTAGGTCGCAAGTTGGGCTGGAAGCTAAGAAACCATGAGAACCCTCTTGAAGTGCCTATCTTTGGGCATGGTGGCTGGTGGCTACTCAACGATGACTTTACAAAAGACCTGCTGGAATCAGAGGCAGAATACTTTTAAGGTGCTACTGTAAAGACATAACAGAATAAGAAATGCCGCCTAGAGATCGGAACCCCTAGACGGCGTGGATACCAACAACCAAGCTGTTGGCATCATTACTAAGTGTAGTGTGCCAACCCTAATTTAGGAGGCACATTTAGTGTTTAACTGGACAAATAAAACATTGGCAGAGATTCTGCCTTACTACGCTAACAACATCTTCATGGCTGAGATGGATTACAAAGCCTACGGACTCGATGCCGGTGACTGGGCGATGCTCGTCAAGGAAGCGTTTGAGTCAAAAATAATCTCACCGACTGTGATGATGGTCATGCTCGACAGAGCGAGCGTGGCATGAAAATCCAGCCAGGTATCTTTAGAGGCAAGCTAGAGTTTGAGAATCAATTTACCCAGATACACAATGCTTGGGTTAGAGATCCAAACCTCACCTACAAGGCAAAGGGCTTGCTTACCTATTTGCTCAGCCATGAGGTCGGTTACACAATAACTATCGGTCAAATCATTAGAGAAAGCGGCGATGGTAAGCAATCGGTTCGCTCAGCTCTTGAGGAACTAATCAAAGCAGGATACCTAGAAACCAAGCGAACAACAGACGCTAGAGGTTACAACGCTGGCCTTGCTTACTTCATCAAAGACCCTACTAAGCCAAAATCCGAAAATCCAACTTTGGATAATCCAACTTTGGATAATCGGACTGCATTAGAAAACAACTTAACTAAGAAAACAAAAAAACAAGAGAAACAAACCAGCGACAGATTTGATGAGTTTTGGAATCTTTATCCTAAAAAGCTATCAAAGGCTCAAGCACTAAAGGCGTGGAAGCTGGCCATAAAAAGAAAACCTGACACCGAGATTATTGAGGCAGCAAAGGCTTACTCTTTGGGTAAACTTCCAGATGTACAGTTCATACCACTAGCCTCAACCTGGCTAAACAATGACAGGTGGGATGATGTGGATGTCAGTAAGAGCAAGCCAAGCGAGTTCAAGACAGGGGTGTTTTACAATTGAGTAACTTCGAGGAACTAGTAATCGGGTCAATTCTGCTCACCAACGGCAAAGCAATTGATGAACTAACTCTTACGCCTGATGATTTTGACAACCTAGCTAACGGCAAAATCTATGGAACCATGCTAGAGATGCGATCAGCAAGAGAGCCGATTGACACCTTCACAGTTGGAAGCAAGTTGCCACGCTACGCAGCCGAGCTACATGACATGGTTACAGCTACACCAACAGCCGCCTCTGTGAACTATTACGCAACTCAAGTCATAGACTTTGCAACTCGTAAGAGAGTCCAACAAGCAGGAAACCTGCTCAGCATAAAGTCGCAGGGTGATGATATCGGTCAGGTTATTGAGCTTGCTAGAAAAGAGCTAGACCAGCTAACCGAAAAGAACCAAGCTACCAAGCCGAGCTATGTGGATGACGAACTACTGTCCTACATGGATGAGCTAGACAAGCCAAAGAACTACGCAAAGTCACCTTGGCCAAACCTAAATGAAATAATTATGGGCTTTAAGCCAGGTGCTTTATACATCGTTGGTGCTAGACCTGGTATTGGTAAAACAATTGTTGGTTTGCAGATTGCTTGGGAACTATCCAAGTCTGGTGCTGTATCTTTCCACAGCCTAGAGATGAGTCGCAACGAACTCTATAACCGAATAATCAGCATGGAAGCAAACATCTACATTGGACTAATCAATCAAGGTGCTTTGAGAGATGAGCATTGGGATCAGATACAACGGACAAGGCAAAGCTGGTCAAACCATCGCTTAGCAATCTTTGATAAGTCAGGTCAGACACTTCAGCAGATAAGAGCCTCAGCCACTAGCGTCAAAAAAGAAGGAAAGCTCGAGGCCATAGTTGTTGACTACTTGGGTTTGATTCAAGACACAATTCAAGGTCGCAAGAGATACGAAATGATTACCGACATCAGCATTGGCCTTAAGAACCTAGCTAGGGATTTAGATGTGCCGGTCATCGCACTAGCCCAACTAAACCGAGGCCCTGAGCAGCGCAGAGATTCTGAGCCTGACCTTGCTGACCTTAGAGATTCAGGTGGTATCGAGCAGGATGCGGATGTGGTTATCTTGCTTCATAGAGTCAAGACAGCGTTCGATGATCCTGAAAAGGAATGGCAAAAGTCAGGGATGATTATGAAGGTTGCCAAAAACAGACATGGCAAAGTTGGAAACGCCAATCTAATCTTTGAGGGTGAACTCTCTCGGGTCATACAGCCACCAGCAAATGAAAAAGGCTAAGATTATGGCGTGGATGACAATGTTGCTTTGTGCTGTCGGTGTGGCTCGACTTGGAAGGTCAACACCCAAAAGCGTAAGCGTAAAGACCTCAAGTGCCAATCCTGTCGGATGCACCAAGCTCTCGTCATCAAGTATGGCTCCGAGAAGTGCATACCTTGGCAGGGTGAGTTTGATAAGCTCACGCTCACCATCCCAATTTTTGACGGCAAGCCAGTCTTGCCAGGCACTAGGTCTTGTGGACACCTTGACTGCACCAACCCCAACCATGTCATAGGTGACCACTAGAGTAAAACAACAAGAGATAAGGAAACAAGAGATGGCAATAATCAAGGTAAAGGGTGCAATTAGCCGAGTATTCTACGAGGGCAAGGGCATCGAGCTAACAGAATCATTCCAAAGCAAGGCTGGCGAAACAATCAACAAGCGTTACACAGTCTGGCTTGCACAGCCAACCACCTTTGAGGTCGGTGACACCCTTCAGGTCGAGGGACTCTAC